TTCTCCCCCTTCGCGTCTAACCTGCCCACCACGACGAAGCCTGAGAAATGCTCTTTCCCGGTCGCTTCTGCCATCTGCTATGCCAATGGATGAAATCCAAAAGGCCAAAGCCGAGCGCCGGGTAAAACCCGGCGGCAGGGCCGAAGCCCTGGCCCCACAAAAATCCGAGTCGTCCACGCTGGTTGCGAAACTGCCCAACGGGAAGACTGGCGCCCTCGCGGCAGTGATTCGATTGAACGCTACTTATGGATTGCGGCTGATAAATCGGTCTCGAAAAATGCAAGGAAAGCTGCGACTGCCGATATGGTTAAGCTTCCGGGCGTCTGTAAACGACAGCGCCAGCGCGATTGCCAATCGCGCCGCAGGATGACATCCCACCGCACGCAGCCCAGACAGTTTGAAATCAGCGGTCGTTGACGCGCCGCGCCGGCGTCAAAATCAAAATCACAGTTTTTGCGGGACTATATTTACCTTTTCTCTCAATGAATTAGCCGATTCGCGCGATCGTGCCGCACGATCGCGATGGTAGCTTTTGTGCGGGAAAGAAACTTGACCACGCAAACGCATATCGAGCAGGAACATCCGGATTACACTTCGCGGGCGCCGATGTGGAGGCGATACCGCCATCTGTACGCGGGCGGAGAAGAGTTCCGGATACACGCGGCCGAATACCTGGTGCGGCGGCACAACGAGCCGATGGAGGTTTATCAGGAACGGCTTACGCGGGTGTTCTATGAGAACTACGTGGGGTCGATCGTCGACTGGTACGCGGCGACTGTGGTGCGGCGCGAACCGAATCTGGAGTTCACGGGAACGAATGAGCGCGCGAAACAGTTTCTGGCGCAATTCGCGCAGAACTGCGATCAGCGCGGCACCCCGCTCACGCAGTTTTTCAAACAACAGCTGACGGAAGCGCTGATCTGCGGGAAGTCTTATGTGGTGGTCGATTTTCCGAAGGCGGATGGTCCGGCAAGAACGCGCGCGGACGAAGATGCATCGGGGCTGAGCAGGGCGTATCTGATGCCCTATGGGGCGGATGAACTCATCAACTGGAGCTATGACGCGAAGGGCGAATTTGAGTGGGTGGTGATCCGGACGTCGTGGCTGAAGCAGGACAGCGTGCGCAGCTTCGGATGGAAGCGCGAGAAGCGGTGGATCTATTACGATCGCGAACAATTTGAGATCTACGCGCGCCGCGACGGCGATGAAAAGCCGGTAGAACTGGTGGATCAGGGGAGGCACGGGTTCGCGGGGATCGGACGCGTGCCGGTATTCGAGCTGTCGGTGAGCGAAGGGCTGTGGTTGACGAACAAGGTCGCGCTGCTGCAGCTGGAGCATTTCAACAAGGCGAACGCGCTGGGGTGGGCGCTCACGATGGGGCTGTTCGCGATGCCCGTGATTTATTCGGATCGCGAGTTCAACCAGATCACCGGCGAAAGCTATTACATCCAGTTAGGGCCGGGCGACCGGTTCGGGTGGACCGAGCCGAGCGGGAACGTTTACCAGATTGCGGCGGACAATCTGACACGACTGAAGAATGAGATCTATCGCGTGTCGTACCTGATGCAGCAGGCGAGCGACGCTTCGGGGGCGCAGCAGTCGGGGCTGAGCCAGCAGTGGGACTTCAGCATCACGCAGGAGATTCTGAGGGCATATGGCGACGTGGTGAAGAGCTACATGCACAACGTTCTGTCCGCCATTGTGGCGGCGAGGCAGGACGAACTGGTGGTGAACGTTACCGGGATGGACGAATTCGATATCAGCGACTTCAGCACGGATGTGGCCGATGCGAAGAATCTGCTGGCGCTGGGGATTGAGTCGCCGACCCTGACTCAACAGGTGCAGAAGAGGGTAGCGATGAAGTATTTGTGCGACGCGCGGCAAGAGATCAAGAACCGGATTGCGCAGGAAATCGACGCGGCTCCGCCGCAGGAGGGCTAGCCGCCCGTGGCAGACATCCGTAAAGTTCAGCGCCGGGCAGAAGCCCGGCGGCAGGCTCGAAAGCCTGGCCCCACTAAGCGCGGGTTTCCGGGGATTGGAGTCAATGAGGAGGAACAGTGAGCGAAGCAGTGGACGTCGGGGCGATCGTACAGCAGGCGGTCGACGAATACATGCGGCGGGATACGGCGCGGCGGGAGCCAGCGTACAAAGCCGAGTTACAGGAAGAGCGAAGACGGCGCGAACAGCTCGAGAAGCGGGTCAATGAGCTGGTCGAAGAGAATAAGCGCAGCCAGGCGGTGGCGGATGAAGCGCAGAGAAGCGCCAACATTCGCGCGGAGCTGCAAAAGCTGGGTGTGACGAAAGTCGATCTGGCTTATAAGGCGGTGCAGGACGGAATAACGCGCAGTCAGGAAGGAAAGCTGGTGGCGCGGGGGGAGCACGGCGAGCAGCCGGTGGGAGAGTTTCTCGCGAATTTCGTGCAGGACAATCCGGAATTTCTGCCGGCACGGATTGCGGGAGGCACGGGCTTGAGCGGTGCACAGAAGGCAGCGTCGCATGTGAGCGGCGGGGGCGTCGACCTCGACAAGATCAGCCCGCTGATGAGCAAAGAGGAGCTGGACGGGGTGCGCCGGGAGATTTTGCGCGTGGTAACGACGCAGACATCACGGTGAGGCGCTTACAGCGGGGCAATTCGGAGTGCGGAATCGTATCCGCGCGCGATTGTCGATCAGGCAGGGGCTGCGAGTCGCAGCGGGCCAGGCCGATTTAACAAATCGGCCGCGGATAAACAATCCGCCCCACAGTTGGAAAACGAAGAAGGGAATAAGGAGAAATCATGCCAGCAATTACGCCTCAAAATGTAGCAAACGCGATTGTCAAACTGGTGGCGGCAGATGCTTTGCCGGCCCTGACCGGGAACCTCGTGATGGGGAACCTGGTGAATCGCGATTATGAACCAACCCTGGCACAGGCAGGCGATACGGTGAATGTGCCGATCGCGCCGCAGCTTGTGGCCAACAACCTGGCCGATGTCACCGGTGTCGGCAACGCCACGGTGACGGCACAGAATCCGGTGCTGGGCAACGCGCAGATCGTGCTGAACACGCACGCGGAAGCGACGTTCCAGATCCCGGATGTCACGAAGGTGCTCGCGGTGCCGGATCTGCTGAAGGTTTACATGCAGCCGGCAGTGGTGGCGATCGCAGACGCAATTGAGACCTCGCTGCTGAATCTCTACGCGGGATTCACGGCGAACACGCCGCTGGGGGCCGCATCGACGGCGGTGACGGAATTGACGATCGATCAGGCCGAGACGGCGCTGTTCCTGGCGAAAGTGCCGGCGACGGCGCCGAAGTACCTGGTGGTCGACAGCAACACGTATTCGGCGATGCGGCAGATTCCGCGCTTCAGCGAATACCAGAACGTAGGAGATGCGGGGCTGCGAGCGGTGATCGACGGAACGATCGGGAAGATCAAGGACTTCTTCGTGTTTCGTTCACAGTTTGTTCCGGTGACGGGTACGTCGCCCACCCTGAACACGCACAACCTGGCGTTCTGCAAGGACTCGATCGGACTGGTAATTCGCCGGCTGCCGCAGCCGCTGCCAGGTACGGGCGCGATTGCGGAATACGCCGAGCTGGGAAATTTCGGCATGCGCGTCACGATGAGTTATCAGCCGAATACGCTTTCGCAGCAGTTCACGGTGGACGTGCTCTACGGGTGCGCAATTCTGCGGAGCAACTTCGCGGTGCAGATCAACAGCTAAAAGTGTCTCGGTGTCAATGCGCTTTGCGTGCCGCTCCCTTACGGGCGCGGTTCGGCCAAGGCGCTGGTGGGGCAGGTCGCTGTACCCGGCGGCCTGCCCCTGTTTGTTTTCACAGGAGAAAAAGATGGATTTGCGGTCCTACTACAGGAAGGTGCGGGAAGCGGAGGCTGCGCTCAAGGGTGAGCACTTCGTCCTCGTGAGTCTCGAGACGCCGGAGGGAGGGAAGGCAGGTGTGTGCACGGAGGCATCGCGACACACTGCGGCGCGGCTTATTGCAGAGTCGGGCGCGCGACTCGCTACGGCGGAAGAAGCGAACGACTTCCACGAAAGTCATCGCGCAGCCAGAGAAGCCCATGAGCAGGAAGAGGCCGCCAGGCGCGTGCAGGTGATGGTGATTCCATCACCCGAGCTGAAGAAACCGAAAGAAAAAGAACGGAGCTGAGTATGGCGCTATTCGTGGATGGTCCGGCCTGCACGATCGATGACCTGACGAATCAGGACGCTGGTCTGCTGGATGTGGCGCTGGGAACCAATATCAATGTGTCGACGAAGCTGCGGCTGGCGCTGGAGGAGATTCAGACGGATCTGCAACTTTGGCTGAACCGGCCGCGGCCGACACTGGAGCTGGTATGGACACCGACTTTGCATATCGGGCAGATTGTGGTGACGCCGCCGCTGAAGCGGTGGGAGGCGATGCATGCGCTGGCGCTGGTTTATCGCGATGCGTATTTCAGCCAGCTCGTGGACCGCTATCAGGCGAAGTGGCAGGAGTACGCGAACCTGGCGAGGGATGCGCGCGAGAGCTTCATCGCCAGCGGGTTGGGACTGGTCAGCGAGCCGGTGATGCGGGCGACGCCGCCGATCCTTGCGACTACGCGGGGCCCGCAAAACGGGGGGACATTTTACGCGCGCGTCACGTGGGTGAACTCGACAAACCAGGAGGGTGCGCCTTCGGCGCCTGCGTCGATCAAAGTGGAGGACGGAAATCTGATGACGGTCGGGGTGAGCCATGCGCCGGGCAATGCGGCGGGATTCAACGTGTACGCAGGAACGGTGCCGACAGAGATGTCGCTGCAGAACAATGTCATGCTCCCGGTGACGGCGAGTTATCTGTATGTCCCGGGGCAGATGGTTGGCGGGCGACTGCCAGGGCACGGACAACATCCGGATTTCATGCGTCCGATTGTGCGGACGATGCTGAGGGGTTGATGCATGGCGGGGTTGAGCGGAACTCTGACTTCGATTGTGGTGTCGATGCTGACGTCGCCCGCGGTCGGGGCAAATATAAGGATCGGCGCGCTGGTGGAGAACGATTCCAGTCTGGAGGCGGTCGGGGTGCGATCGATTGTCGCGATGAACGCGAGTGTGGACATCAGCGAGAAAACCGGATACGTGCAGTATCCGCTGATGCTGGTCTACTGCGACAAGGTCGCGAACACTCTGAAAGAGAAATTCCGGCAGTTTTCGGGAACGGCGCATGTGGTGGTGGAAGCGCGGTATTCGCAGGACAAGCTGGACAACCTGCAGGCGAACGCGGAAGTTTATGCGGACGCGGTTTGTGCGTTGCTGGACGATTCACGGGGCGACTGGGGATCGGGCTTCTTCTATGCGGGGGGGTATGAAGTGAGCTACGCGCAGGTGGTGCGGGGCGGGAATAACTTTCTGCAGGTGGCGAAGGTGGAATTCGACGTGGAGGTCTCCAGGTAACCAATGGCATATATTTCATCTACCGCGAACCGGTGGTATGTGGGACGCGAGGGGTCGTATGGGCAAGTGCCGTCGATCGCACCCGGCAACAGGATTCCCGCCGTGAAGCTGACAGCACAGCAGCAGCGCGCGAAGAGTCAGCGTCTTGACAAGACGGGAAGCCGGACGTGGCAGGGGCTGCCCGTCGGGATGCGAGTGCAGACATCGTTCGACATAACCTCCTACATGAGGGACTGGCAGGACCCGACTACGCTGCCGTCGCACGGTCCGCTGTTTGAATCGGCGATGGGTGCACCCGGATCCCTGTGGGCAGGCAATACGGCGGGCGCGGGCTCGACGATTACAAGCATCGTGTTCGCAACAGCGCACGGATTGGCAGTGGGGCAGGCGATTACTTCAGGCAGCGAAATCCGGTTTGTGAGTACGGTGGTGGATCCGACGACAGTGGTGGTGAACGCGCCGTTTTCGGAGGCGCCGGCGCTGAATGCCGCGCTGGGTCAGACGGCGACGTATCGTCTGGCGGAACAACTGCCGAGTTTCAGCTTCTTCGACTACTGGGATCCGGTTACGGCGGTGCAAAGGGTTGTGACAGGCGCGGCGGTTGACAACATGACGGTGAAGCTGAACGGAGACTTCCACCAATTCGAGTTCAAGGGGACGGCGCAGGATCTGATCGACAGCTCGTCGTTTGTTACGG